GATATTAGAATGGCTCGACGAGTAGCTAGAACAATAACTAAAGAAGAAGCTGAAAAAAAAAGAAAAGACCTAGAAGATAGAAAAAAAATAGAATCAGCCATCAAGCACATTGAAGAGGATGAAAATATTACTTCTAAGAACTATAAATACAGAGATTCAAAGGGGGTCGGAGACACCATAGCAAAGGTATTTAGTAAGTTCGGGGTTACGGAGGAAGCTATCTCAAAGACTCAGGGTAAAACTGGCTGTGGCTGTGACAAAGCACGCGAGTTTCTAAATACAATATTCCCTTACGGCAAAAAAGAAGCCCCGCAAAGCGAGGCTGAAGAAACGAACGAAGAGTAACAGAAGTTAATTCTTCTTTTTCCATACGTAGAATCCACCGTTGGGTAAAAACCCTGCGTGGGAATCTGCGTATTCTTGTTCGTCTTTTCTTTCTTCTTTTTGTGCGTCTGAAAGATGAGTCCATCTAGTCTTAGGATAGACCATCGACTGGTCTTCCGTAGAACTATATACAAGTTTTGCTCGACAATTGAAGTCTTGACAAACGACTTCCATCCACTTGCTTTTCTTGGATGCTGCTCGAACTACGAACTTAACATCATCACATCCGCATTTGCCGCATTTTTTTACAGCAAAAACTTCGTGAACTCTTGCAACCTGACGGAATAGTTCGGGTTCAGTATCCGCACTTACTTCAAAAGAAAGGTTTTCATTGGCTTTGACTATAGCTTTAATTGACATTTTTTAAACTCCAAATGATTCTTCCCAGCCAGAATCGTATCCAGAATACTCTTCTGGAACACCTTTTCTTTGAAAGCTGGAAAGTTTATTAATGATTAAACGTGCTTCTAGATTTGTAAGGTCTCGGATGCTATTAGCACCGTCTGACTGTGACTTGCAGAAGCCTTCCAAGTCTACATTATTCCTTTTGCTCATAACCTTGATGGCTGAGATTTGCTGATCATTCACAGGCTCACCTGACGAAGCATCTTCTGGGTCTTCGTTGTTCAGTTCTTCTGATGTATGAACCTTGATCTTCATAGCTCGTCTAAGAGCTTTTCCTTCTGCTCTAGTACATGCAGTAGCAAGCATATGCTCATTGAATGGTGATGGCAGCTTGTTGTGAAGAACATCAACACATGCACTCACCAAAATCTCAGAACCAGTTTCATATTTTAAAATGTGAAGAGTATGGTTAACAGCACATCTTCCAGTATTTGTGCATAAAACATCTACAGGAGAACTTTGAGAGGCAACAATCTCTCCGAATTCTTTTTCGCAAACCCTTCTTAGTCCGTCCGTAGTCGGAGCACCGTTAACCAACTCATTGTCTGTAAGCTGGTCAATTACGTAATCAACCCACTTTGGATCACTAGAAAGCGGCTTTGCAGGATCAGTGCTTTCCTCGACAATAGAATCTTCCACGACTTGATCAACCATTTCTGCGATCTCTGTCTTTGCTGTTCCTTTTTTCTTGCTCATATTTCGTAGTACCTCTCATTTTCTTTAGGAAATTCAGTTTCTATGTTACTTATTACTTCTTGAATCTGTTCAGATATCTGCCTGAAATATCTTTGCGATTCTCTCTTTAACAATTTTACTCTGAGAAGTACCATTCCCGACGATAAAATTAGTCCATTTTTCTGAGAATCCGCAGCTTGACGCTTTTTTAACCTTTCTTCGCCAAATACAGGCTCGAAGTGCATCGGCCCATCAACCTCAATGGCTAATCTGCACGATGGGATATACAGGTCGATGTGAAATTTTTCATTTTGAACCAAGAACTCCCTATGTCTATCTACTTTATATCCTAGCTTCGTAAGATGTTCGAATATATAGCGTTCCATTTTAGAGCCATTCCTAGACGCTTCTTGAATAGCCTGCGTTGATTTTTTAAAAAACTCAGCCTTTTCTTCTTCTGTCTTTTTATTCCAAGACTCATTGCCTATTTTAGACCTATACTGACGTTCTTCTTCTGTCATAGAGTCCCAGACCTTGCCTTGGCTCTCACTGATTTTCATCTTTGTTATGTCTGACTGCTTTTTTCCGGCAGTAGGGTGTTCGTGCCTTCCTTGCTGAATGGCTGTTTTTTGAGCTTGTGACTTATCTCTCGAAACAACACCTAGCTTTGTCGCGTCCCTGCGAACCTTATTTGGGTATGTTTCTAGATTTTTTGCTATCTCACCCCAACTTTGATTGTTGGTTATGTAGCTAGTCTTGTAGTATACAAGCCTTTCTTCTTCTGATTTCTTAAAGAAGTCTGTTGAATTCATGATACTAACCTTTCTAAAGATTCTGAATCCCAGTTGCGAAGTATACCGCACTCCCTACCAAACATACTTTCCATAAGTTTTGCTTGATCAGTGCCTCTTGTGACTATTTCTATATTTTTATCTGTCAATATATTCGTCAACTGAGTTGTTCTTACGTTGTCATAATCAGACCAGTCAGGATACCACATATAAAAAATCTTTCTTTTTGCGGGTAGTGCATTTTGAACGATTTGAGTAGTAATAAGACTGGTTGACATTAGAGTTCCTGCGTGAGACATTGCTTCTACCTGCTGCAATATGCAAAATTCGTTCTTCATCGGAAGAGATTCAATTGAATTAGCGAACAGGTAGCAGTCTTGTGTCTTCGACAATTTATTTAATTCTCTAAACATTAAGTAGTTCTTAACATTATTAGATATGTGATCTGTTACAATTCCTATCATTGTTTTTCCTTAAATTATTTTCTGCATTACGTAGTCTTGGTAACTTTCAAGACTGGTCTTGTCTAAAGTCTCTCCACGATATTCTAGGTTTGACCAATCATATGAGTTAATATCTAACCCACCCTTTATAGCTTTAACTATACCTACAAGCTCTTCGAGACTTTTAAAATGGTCTGGACACACGATAGCCTTTAGTCCTAGTGATTTTACTGTAGGTGCTAATGATGGCTCAAACATAATAACATTTTTTACCGAAGCCATACAGTCTTTCATTTGCGAATTAAGTAGTATGCCGCAATAGTTGTTTAATTTAAACTGAGGTCTTTTGCCGTAAACTCTGAGGCTTGCAATTCCACCAATTGTATTTAGCCATGTGATTTGTTCTTTTGACAAGTTGTCTGAGAACACCACAAAGTCAGATTTTAAATATTCTTGATTTTGCCCAAACATTAATCTATTTTCAGTCATAAACGGAACGTCTTTGAGATTTATTTCTCCGCTAAATCCTACCCCTTTTATTTCGTCGGTCATTTTAGAATCGTTGTGGACGTAAATCAATTTAACTTCTGGGTATTGTGCGGCGAACATTTCGCAATGTTTTACTGGAACTGTATTTTCTGAAACAAGTATCGCAGAGCAATCTCGATGCTCTTGATACAATTCAAAAATAGAAATCTTTTTATAATCCCATAGGAAAGAGTTATGCCCAGATATTCCATCTACAGCCCACATCATTCCTAATAATTTTTTTGCCGGTTCGTTTTCGCTTGTGTAAAATATTTTCTTCATATTATTTCCGATACTCTTTCTAAGTCTTTAGAACTATCAATATCTAACGCTTTTGCTCTATCGTGTCCAGAGTAATAAAAGACACCACCCTGAGATATAGTTTTGTTGATTGCCTCGAACCCAAACATATTTTGGTTTTCCCTGTCGAAGCATATCTTTTTAAATATTTTTAGCTCGTTTCCTTTTAAAAAAACCATTTGACCCCACTTATACTCTAGGTCATACATCATGTGTTCTAGCTGACCTTTCTTGTTAAAAGTACAGCCGACTTCACCTTCTGACATAATTCCCTTACCTGCCAAAAGCGAAGACTTATTGAAGTTCATTTCTTCAATACATTTTTCATTAAATACTAAATCTCCATAGACAATCAGAACATCCCTGCTCGCTGCCCTCAAACCCATACCAATCGACCTAACAACATTAGTCTCAATATAGTTCTCATTTTCTACTTTAACTATACTTTCGTCTGTCTTGTTCATTAGGTTGTCTGCGTCAAACCCACAGACTATTATTATGTTTGAGTCAGGAAGAAACTTTTTTAATATTTTTATTTGGTTGTCGATTATTGATGTGTTTCCCTTGATTTTAATCAGAGGTTTTGCACCATACGACTTCATTCTTCTGCCTAAGCCTGCTGCCGGTATTATTATATCAATACCTGTAGGCTTATTGATTTCTTTAATATATCTTATTGTCATAAGTTACCCTCGGCGGCTGGAAAGTGTTTCTGCTATGTGTTCCACTCTTTTGCCACTAGAGATGTATTTGTTAAAAATCTCAACAGTTGTATTGCATGTTGAAATATCTATATTGGAATATTTAACAACAAATACTGGAGCATCCTCACCGATTCTGTTATCGTCATTCAAAAATTCCGTATAATAATTGTCACCTATACTGACTTGAATATCAGAATATATCAGCCCAATAAAACTGTCTTTATTGAATCTGTGAAAAACTAAATCATCCCACACTCCATTTCTGTGGTATTCCGTTGAAGGCGTAATATAAACTATTTCACCTTCTGGAATTTTATGCCAAAGTTCCTTGTCGATACTATTTGTTACGCAACTTTCGTACACATTCATCCTTTTAGGTTCGGACATATTTCGGTAGCCTCATAAATAAATTTAGTTCCATTGTCTTCGAATTTTTCTATTTTGTCTTCTAGGTTTACAAAAAAGCTATTACCTGCATGTTTTTTGTGTGCAACCCTATTTACAATCATTCCGTTGATATTGTCTACAGGCTTTGCAAACCCTATTTGCATCATTTTTATTAGAATGGCATCGTTCAAGTCTTTGCTGAATGACTCAGGAATATCAAAGCTAGACTCGAATACCACATAAAAAGGATACGGCTCATCTTTTGATCCATCAAACACAAGATCAATTAGCGATCTGTCATCCATAGAGTCGTTATAAACATTTTTTAAATTATACTTATGAAAACCAGAGTCAACAAGTAGCTCAAGCAGAACGCTAGGCTTTAGGTATTTTTCCTGATCTTTTGTGTAGTTCGGATATTGCTTGTTAACAAAAGTAACCATGTTAGGTTTTACGTCTTGCCTTTTAAGTTTATTGCAGGCAGACTTAACCTCTTTAAACGTAGATTCTTCTCCTATAAGAATAATTGCGTGATAAGGTACTTTGGTTTGCAGCTTTACCATTTTTTCCCAAGAGTCTTGAGAGTACCTCTCCATAATTTCTTCGTTTCTGTAAAACATGCAGAATCTTCCGTCTATAACAAAGAAATCTTTTTCTCCGTCATGAACTTCAATTACGGATATATCAGCATCTTTATAATCCTTAATTTTTTCTAGCTTGCAACTTGTTTGTGTATTCCCCGAATAAACAGCAAATATGCAATTCTTACAAGTAGTATGTACTTGACTAACCGTTATATCTTCTTTACTCATGGTTTTTTAACCTCTAAACTGTATGACTCTGTTGTTACGGATGCCGACATAACCTCCCACTTTCTTACCATAAAGTATTCGCTCAGGCCAGAAAGTGAATTAAGCCTATTGGCTACCTTAATATAGTTTCCAAACTCGTCTAATCTTTTAGAACCGTGTGCTACTCCCATAGCAAGCGAGTGTCCATCAACTCCCGACATAATAAGTCTACCTCCACTTTGAATTTTAGAACAAACCATTTCTATAATTTGATCGTCTTTCGAGGTTTCTAAAGCGTCTTGAACTTCTAACACTTCAAGATAACCGTTTGGAACTTCTTGAAGCTGTTCTTCTTTTACTTCAGTGCTAGAATCTTCGGAAGTCGCGTAAAAATCTGGAATAAGTCTCATTTTTTTGTCAATAATCATGTCTTAGTTCCTTATATAACATTTGTTTGTGGAATAGTCGATAATGCTATTCCAATCAGACGCAAAATCTTTTGAATATAAAACTTCTGATAAAGCCTTGTCTTTCATATCATGTTTTTTGTGCAATTCTAATATTTCTTCAACAAACCCTAAACCTTTGATATCTTGAATTTGATTTACTATAATGCAACACTGATTTTCTGAAAGGTATTTTACATGCTCATCTTCTGTTTTCATACAAACAACAGGAACCCCCAAGGTCATAGCTTTTAGAGTTGTGCATGATACATGTCCCCAAAGGTTTATAAAAATGTCCGCACTAGAAAGGTCTGTTGTTAATACTGCGTTTGGAGGAACCTGTATGTTTAAGCTTTGTAGATATTGTCTAGGAAACGGCTCAATAGCTATGTTGTACTTTCCACTTTCGTCTTTTCTACGTCTACCTTCAGAAAAAATCTTAGGAGGTATAGTAATACTTAAATAATTTGATGTTGGAAGCCATGAGTTTTCAATCGACTCATGAACGGAGACGTGAACATCTCCATTTTTTCTGATGTATGAAGCTGGCTCTTTATCAAGAAGCGAAGAAGAAAACGGGTGCGGTGTCATACTGCTTGCTCCGCAAAAGTCTATAACCACCATAGGCACATGCTGATGTAGCGATATTTTTTTTGCCTCATCAAAAGCCTCTCCTCTGTTGCAACAAATAATTAAATCTAATTCGTTTAGGTGTGTCAAAGACCTTAGCCTTGTGAAGTTATGGGGTATTGCCCATGATGGAGAACCCTGCTTTTCAAGTACAAAGAATCTGTGTTGATGTAAGTCAGCAAACCCTTTTAGATATTCTGTTTCGTTATCATTAATTATTAGTATCGACTTACCTTGACCTCTAGATTCGATAGCGTTATTTATTATACTTTTTACTGAGTGCATAGTAAATCCTCCAGTTGTTTCTTAAAACCCCCTAAGCATCCATTTAATCTCAGCCGTCCCTTGTCTCTCTGATCTACCCCCATAAGGCCAGAAAAGGTTTTATGCTTTGCTTTCATTATTCTTTTCATTGTTTCTTGTAGGTCTCTAATAATTGGCATATGCCAAGTCGTATTTCCTGTAAACATATACGGTAGAGGTTTGTTTGGATGAAGACAAATCTCTTCTATAGTCTTTACTCTGTCTGTATAATTTTTATAAAAATTATTGCTACGAGGCGATATCACTCTATTGTCGGCAGAGTAAGCCAAAAGCGTATCTTGACATTGGCGTGCATTGTAACCTACGTTTACAAAAACATCAAACGCTAAGTGTGCTTGGTTTTTATAATGACGCGAGTCTTTAGCATTAGTAGGATTGCATATTGCAATTTTACGATACTCTGTAGGAGCACATATACCTAATATCTCTTGAGTTGCTTGTATTTGCTTTTTTACCTCTTCTGGGTTGTTAGTAACAACCGCCAAGGTACTTTTGCCTTCGTCTCTTGGGATAGATAAATATGCAGCCAGCGTTTCTCTTAGTCCAGAATCTGGAGACAAACCAGCCATAGTATAAAAGGTAATACCTTCGACCCCAAAAAAATCAAAAGCGATCTCGGGATAAGAGGGCAGAATGAAAGGGTCGCATCCAAAATTTACTATTTTGTTATTAGGTATTCCAGTAGAGAATACTGCAACCTTGTCAAACAAACTCAACACAGAGGAAACGTCTATGTTTTTGTGAACGCAATCAAAAGAGGTTATTGCGATATTTTTCTTGAACCTTCCATCGTAAGCAAAATGACTTGGCAACCCAAACTGAATTAAAATATCAAACTCTTGTTCGTTTTTGTTCTCTAGCTGTTCCATTAAGCCTAAACTCATATTGGGGTTAACTTCAGAGTTAAACCAAATTGGCCTAATTGTTAGATCGCAAAGCTGTTGCAGCATAGAAACTAGAATCCTAGACTTCTCTCCCCACTCATCCGTTTGTCGGTATGGTGCTATAAATAAAACTTTTTTCATTTTTTCATCCTATTGTGAGCTTGCAGTATAAATTCTTCTGGTTTATTTTGCCTTAAAATTCCTGTTCTAAGACAGTCAAATACATGTCTCTTTTCCGCAAGCATGTAGTATTCCTTGAAAAGCAATTCTTGTGTTACGGGCTGAAGGGCTTTTCCTAGATCAGCACCAAAATTTAAATTTCTTAAATCTGCCAACATTCTATAGTTCCAAGCATTGTATTGATCTTGCACTAAAGCAGTCCATACCCATTCGCAAAAATTAACATGATTAATATTTTTTGGTGCTTCTTTTGGTGGCTGTTTGATCATAGGAGGTGCGTCCCATTTTCCTTGTAGCCCCTTCAATTCCACAGCGTCAAAATATTTTTCCCAAACGTTTGCTGCGATATCCCAAGTATACCTTGAAATACAACCCTCTCTGGTTTCAATTCTTTTTTTATTTTTTTGCATAACGTCTTTTTTAGCGTAGCTCTTCAATATTTTTACCAACTCTTGGTTGTTTGCACCTGACCTGTCTGCATTAGTTTCCATTTCTCTTTGCAGATTAGGGGTGATTGGAAAGCCTTTACAGTATCTAACCACATCTTCCATAGCACTATAATCTATAGAAGCAATAGGTACTCCACACGCCGCAGCTTCTACTTGAGGCATACCAAAGCCCTCGCAGATCGCATACTGAACATAAATGTCCATTACATTATAAATATTAACAAGTTCAGAGTGGTCTATTCCATTTGCAACTCCGGGCAAAACAGCAGAAATTTTTCCGCAATGATTACACTGAGTGATAGCATCTCTGTAGTGAGAGCAGAAGTATTTGCCACAACTACGACATACGTAAGTCGTAACTAACTTAGAACCTACGCCAAGCTCATGAGCTAGAGACGTAATATTCCACCCCATCTTTTCAGGGTAGCTTGTGTGAAGATAGAGTAGAGACTTGTTGGCTATGTCTGCTGGTGCAGTTTTTACAAACTCTGCAAAAGACTTCATCAATTCTGGAAACATTTTCCTTTTTTGGTTTCTCATTACAGTACCGACAACAAAGCTGTCGGAGGCAATACCCATCTTTTGCTTATGCTTTTCTTTATTTGATATAATATAAAAGTCTTCAGGATTAATTCCGGGAGAAGCAAAACCTTGCACTTTAACTCTACCCTGAGTTCTATCTTCAATTACCTTCTTGGCAAATTCAGAATATCCCAAAAGGCCATCGCACCTGTTAAATAGCTGGTAAAGCCACTCGTCTTTTTGTGGCTCGCTGTCTACTGTAGGCATCCAAACCCAATGAAAAAACGGACGCAAAGAGCTATCAGCTATAAAAGCATCCATCCAAGGGTCTCGATATGTCATTACAATATCTGGCTTGAAGTCTAGACAGGCATGTTCAAATCTAGTTACGCCCCATTGTACAGCAGGATTTTGAGTATGTTGCTTTGAATACTCTTCTTCGTGCGGCATTGGTGCAACGCCGTAAGTCAACCAGTCAGTATTCTCAAAAGCTGTTGGTGGGCTATAGCAAGCAAACTGTGCTATCTCATATTTGCCAGTATCATAAATCCTTTGAAGTATCTCTTTGGCATATGTACCAAATCCAGAAGCTAGTTTGTGTGATTCTGTCACAAACAATATTTTCTTTTTCCTAGTCATTGTTTTCTTCTTTTAGCTTTCTTATAAGTTTGTAGAATTTGTTTTTGATTACGTCAGGCTCTTCCTGCATTTTTTCGGAAATTTCTTTAAAGCGATATCCCTCGCAACGCATACGAACTATTTCCCTTTCTAAGTCTGGCGTATCTGACGGTAGAAGCTCCCAAATTCTCTCTTTATTATGAACTAGAGGTTCTGCAACCTCGCTTAAAGACACGCAATTATTTCTGCGTTGTAGCTCTCGTATAATTGCCCACCTAATTGGTCTCCATGCAAAAGTACAAACTTTGACATTACTGTCTGGGTTGTACTTCCTAATTGCTTTCCATAGCCCAATTCTGCCAGCATCTATTAGGTCTTGTCTTTCTGTATCGTTTTTAGGATTAAACGTGTTTACTATAGAAACGACCAACCCCATATTTTCTTCAATAATATCTTCCATATCTATACCTTATTATATACAGTGTTTCAGCTTTTGTACTCTCTTAACCAAAAAACTTCCTCTTTTTTTGTCTCTTTCGCCTTTAAGCATCAAAAAAGACCCTATATTGGTGTTCTTTTTAATTTTTGCCCAATCGTCAGAAAAAACAGTCACATTATCCAAAGCACAAGTTGAATCAGATATTTTTAAAAATGCCATAACTTCACCTTTATGCTGACCTCCACGAATTTTCCATTCGCGTATGTCGTCTACTCTTGCAGCTATTGATATAGAATCAGCGGTAAATCCTGAGTAATACTCTCTACAGGTGCAATTTGAACCGAACATGTTGTACTCGTCTAGCTCGTAGCATGTAACTTCAATTCCCAAATTATCTCTCTCGCCTTTAGCCCGCCAACCCCAAGAGTCTTTTAGGCTGTAGGGCGGGTTTTCGATAGAAGATAAAGAGCCTTCTAGTAATGCTAGTTTCTTTCTTCTATTAACTCCATCATTTTGATTTTCCATAACCCAAGCAATTCTTTGAGCTATACATTCAACAAGACTGGTAGACTGACACTCTTCCAAGAAAACCTTGTCATTGTCTTTAAGCTCTTTATATATGCTAAAATGATGAAGCATTTCATTTCTATCTACCTTATAGCAGTCTAGAGAACCAGAGATAATCATGGATTGGAACGAATTAGACTTGATGTGTCTTCCGCATCGCATCAAAAACTGTTCCCAATTCATATTTTCAATATCCAGTCCTTTGCTTTCGATATAGCCATATAGCTTGTCATAAACAGACTGTCCTACATTTTTAATATCTACGAGACCAAATGTTGGCCCATTATTAATGTAAGAGAAATTGGCGTTCATGTTTTTAATACTAGGAGGATTCACTTCCACCGACATGATCTTTGCGTTGTTTATAAGTTCCGCAACCTCGATAAATGGCTTCTGCTTGTCTTTCGCGTGTCTTAAATAAGAAGTAAAAAACTCGTCAGAAAAGTGGTGCTTTGCGTAGGCTGTTTGATAGGCGTTAAGTGCGTAGCTGATAGAGTGAGATTTATTAAAAGAATACTTTTGAGACTTTTCAATCCAGCTAAAAATCTCTTCGGCATCTCTTTCCGTGTAATCACCTGATTCTTCAGCACCTTTCAAGAAGTCTGACTTAACCTTAGCCATAAGTTCTACGTTCTTTTTACCGATAGCCTTTCTTAAATTATCAGCCTGCTGCAAAGAGAAACCTGCTACTAACTGAGCTATCTGCATCGCCTGCTCTTGATAAACCAAAATACCATAGGTAGGCTCCAGAATAGGTTTCAACCTAACATCAGGTTCGTATTCCACAGGGTCTAATCCAGATTTGCGGTCGATGTAGTGCTGGGTCAAAGACTTTCCTTTAACTATAGCGTCTCCACATCCCGGCCTAATAATAGCAACAAGGTCAGACAATTCTTCAATACTTCTAGGAGCAACCTGCTTGGCTTTGCTTTGACCAAGCTGCGACTCTAGCTGAAAAACACCTTTGGTGTTACCATCGCAAATCATATCCCAAGTTGCTTCGCACTCAAGGGGAAGAGATTCGATGTTTGGATTGAACTCATAAAATCCCTGTTCGTTTTTTTTAAACTTACAACCGCACTCAAACTCTATCATATTTTAACCCCTGCAAAAGAGTGCTTAAACTTAGCAACAGACGATTGCATCCTGTGAAACTTCATAAATCTAGTAATAATTGCAGACTCTTCAAGAACATCAGTAACGGCATCGTGAGCAATACCACCCATCCGCTTGATAGCAAAGAAATCTCTCCATGTATCCATCTTAAAGTCGTTAGGTTCTTCAAGACTTTCAAACCACCAGAAAAGCATGTCCATCGCATCCAGCTTGTTTACCTTAGAGAAAGGCATCTTTGTCTTATATTTTTTACAAAGTCTTTCTGCAATCGGAATATCAAACCCAACAATATTATATCCTGCCGGAATTGGCTCAGTATACCATTGCCCACGTTTTTTGTCAACTTCATACTTGCTGCAATATGTGCAAAAGTTTTTCCAAGCAACCTTGGGGTCAACGCCGTTCTTCCACCTCTCTATGATTTCGTCAGAAGTAACACCATAGTTTTTAGCGTGCCAGTCGATTGTCCCCTGTCTTTTAGGATGATCAAAATATTCTGGAGAATCAATTCCTTCGGGCTTGATCATTACATTAAAAGCGTTTTCTTTTTTGACTTCCAAGGTCTCTGGATTGATTGGAACAGCCGCAAGCTGCACAGGGTTGCACAGTTCTGAATCTGGCAAATCTGTTTCAAAGTCAAAAGTTAATATCCATCTTGTGTTTTTAGGCATCTTCAGCCTCCACGAACAAATTTTCGAATCGCATAGACCCACTGTTTTCTTTGATATGAGCCTCAACCTCACCTTCAGCATTTCCAAGAGTAGAGTCGAAAGAAGAGCAAAGAAGAGTCCACGCTTCTTTTGTAACAACAACCTTGAGTATACTTGGGTACTTTTGTGATAATTTTAGCATATCATTTCTAAATTCTAACATTTATGATCTCCTCCAACTATTTTAACAACGTCCATTATTTTATCCAGAGAGCTTAACGACAAGCAATCTAGTTTAAGTAATCCTGAATCCTCGCAACTTGGCCCATCATATCCAGCAAGATAAGCCTTTCCCTTAACATCTAAAACCATCGGACAAGACTCGCTAATTGGATTGTTGGAAATAACAATTCCAGCAGCATGAGTACCCGATTGAATCTTAGTATTTTCAAGCCTAATTGCCTGCTCGAAGATTTTTGCCATCGGCCCTTCAAGTTTGCCGTCTTTTCCTAAGTGACACCAAGGCTTTACCGCTTTGGAATTATACTCCAACGCCCACAGAATACTTGAAGAAAAACCATGCTCATCTTCAATTTCTTTCAATTCATCTGTAACCTTGTGTTCTTCTGGAATACATTTTGTAATTTCTTTTTGTTCGGCAAATCCGATATTGCCTCTTGCTGCCATAACCCTTGTTAAAGAAGCCCTTCCTTTTAGTTTTTGGAAAGTCTGGATTTGAGCAACATTATACTCTCCGTATTTATCTTTAATGTAGTTGATTGTATCGTCTCTAGCGATCTTTGGAATATCAAAGTCAATGTCAGGCCAAGATATTTTTCCGGGCGAGTTTCTTCCTGCGTTATAAAAACGCTCAAAGATTAGATTGTACTTAATAGGATCAACTTGAGTGATGCCTAGTAGGTTTGACACCATACATCCAGCAGCAGAACCTCTTCCCGGGCCAACAATATATCCCTTGCTTCTTACAAAGTTAAGAATATCATTAACAATCAAGAAGTAACTAGATAGTCCGATAGAAGTAAAAATGTCTAGTTCACTATTGACTCGTTCGCCGTACTTTTCAAAGTCAGGATGTTCCGATGTAATGTGACCCATCTTTTTTGCCCAACCATCTCTGCTTAACTTTCTCAAGTATTCTGCTGGAGACATTCCGTTTGGACATTTAAATTCTGGCGGTGCAGGTGGCTTTAGAATACTAAAGTCCTCGCACATGTCTGCAATCAGATTAGTGTTAGCTAGTTCCTCTGCTGTATGAACTTGAACCATATCTTCGTAGGATGGAATATGGTAGTTGTTAGACCTGAAGAAAGTATCAATGGTCTTGCTTCCTCTACCCATCTTAATGTCACGAATCAGGTGATCTTTGCTCTTTTTCTCTTTGGTGCATAAAAGAACATGATGATCTTCTGCATCGTCTCTTTCGCAATAATGGGCATCGGGAGTAGCAACACACGGGATGCCAGTAGCTTTAGATATCTGCCTTAGTGCGTTTGCGAGCATACCTGCAAACTTGTTTATTTTAGCATCTATCATTTGGATTTCAATAAAGAAGTTTCCCTTTCCAAACATGGTCTCAAGCTGTCTAGCCATATAGCAACCATTCTTCATCCAGTCTGGAGTCAGTCTGTCATTTTCTGATATTGCTTTTGCTAGAATAGAGCCAGCGTGACCGCTAAAAGATATTAAATTCTTTTGACTGCCAGCTTTAGCAATCATGTCCATGTCTGACCTTGGAATAATTTTGTGGTTCTTTTTAAGGTTCGACTCTGACACCACCCAAAGTAGGTCTTTCCAGCCCTGTAAATTTTTAGCAATGATAACTTGATGACCGATCCTGTTGGCTTGGTCTTTGTTTGCAGCTAGATCATCCATACAGACATACAGTTCGCAACCCAGCAAAGGTTTTAGTCCGCTGTCTTTCATTTGTCTGGAAAAATCAACAGCACCAGAAGCCGATGCGTGATCGGTCAAGGCACATGCCTTTGCTCCGATTTTCTCTGTTCTTTCTGCGATCTGATCGCATTTACTCAAGCCGTTCAAAAGACTGTATTCTGAGTGTACGTGAAGCGGTGTATACATTTATCCTCCAATTTGTTTCCAAAAATCCTCTAATCAATTATACTCCGCTAATCTTGAATTTTCCCACCGCCTTGACCATATCTTCCATGAGTGTGTTCTGGGTCAATGTAATTTTCCGTCACCCATTCGATCCCATGCCTTTTTATCATGTATCTAATCTGCTCGCACTTAGTCATGTATTCGCCATACCTAGTTCGCTGTCCGTACCTTTGTTCGATTTCTGGCTTTATGTGGGTATTTTCGAATGTAGTTTTTCCTAGATCACAAACATAACGACACTTCCAACACATAGACTTATCTATTTGCGGAAGATATTTTGGATGTTCTGTCGCTTTAATGATTTGGAATCTGTCACGAACCATTTCTTCTGTTTTCTTTAGATCGTCATCCTCATAGTGAACTGTAAATGGGCCACCTTCATTGATGAAGTACATAGTCATAAGAAGGGTGTGAGCTTCTGGATATAGTGTTTTGCAAGCCCAGTGATATAATCTCATCTGAGGATTGTCTTTCATGTTTGCCTGAGTATATTCTTTTCCAGTCGCCCAGTCACTTCTTCTTCCTGTTTTCCAGTCAATTACCTCATAAACACCATCTCCTAAGTCTGTTACTAAGTCAATGGTTCCTTTTAGCTTGAGGTAGCCATCCAACCCTTGCTTCTTGTATGAGTATTTAGCCCACGGTCTTTCTATCTCAAAGTCAAAGTGCGGTTCTGCCGCAATAACATCTCTCTTGCGAGGGTCGAATTGCCCATCGTTAAAGTCTAGAGCTTTCCATGCCCAACTTAGACAATCTTTAAAGTCCTTGTCGCACCAAGCGTTCTTTCCTACATGATAGTCGCACTTTCTAACATAATACTCATAAACTCTGGTGGCTATCGTGTTTACATATTCAGGATCAGAAACGTCAGCAAAAACCAAGCCAATTTCTTCATCGTCAATTTCATGGATTCCGTCCTGCTCTGCCTTTTTACACAACGCCATAAGCTCTAGGATTTTATGGGTGATAGTCCCCTTGTCTGCTTTTTTTCCAGAGTTTCCTCTAATCCCCAGAACGTATTCTCCATAAAAGCTAGTGGGGCAACTTCTATGAGCATTAAAAGAGCTACTTCTAAAATAAACTATTGGAATCATACTTTCTCCAAGTCTGTTAAGTTTTTACAATTCAATTCTTTAAGAGCAAGGTATATCAGCCTGTTTTGCTCTTTGATTGAAATGTTATGGTTATTAATAATTTTTGACGCTTTGTCTATGTCTACGTTTTCACTTGAGTGATTGTCGCCAGAGCGAATATCTTTTGTTAAACCCAAAGTAATGCCGCCCTCTTTATGAATTGCCGCAAACTCATTGTCGAATCTTACATCGCAAATCAAGGCTATCTTTGGCTTTTCTTTTTTAATTCTAGACATGCAGTTTGCCACCCAAACATCTTGGAACATTTTACGCATAACGTCCGTTCCAAAGTATTGTAGAAATTCACGGGCAGTCATTGCTCCCGCTTCATGAAATTGACTCATAGATGGGGAGCTAGATACTCCGGGCATGTTTTCCCATCGCAAATGCTCTTGAATCTGATTCTTCTGTTCGTCAGTACCATATACAGACTCATAGCTTAGTCCAAAATAATTCATAGCTATTTCTTTTAGTCCATCAGCCATAGCGTATATCTTAATTTCTCCCATGTCATTTAATAGCGTATCTACATGGACATGAGGTTGTTTAAACGGCATATACTCTTCGCCTGTTGATGACTCTCCGAAAACGTCAGAGACATAGATCAGCCCGTCATCTCCTAACTTAGCTTTTCTGCACACCCCGTTTTCTATGAGCTTTAACATAACTATAAAATTACAGCATGTATTTTTTCCCGACTGCTTTTTTCCAGAAAATCCAATTATCTGAGTCATTTATAAAATTCCTTTAGCTTTATTTATTATTGGAAGAATGTCTTCCGTTATTTCGTTTGTATTCATATCTGCTACGTCAGAACCAACTTTGATATTGTAGACTCGGTAGGTTCTGTTGCATTGCTTGATTATTTTTTCTGCTGCTTCTTGACCAGCATCGTCGTTATCCATAATCAGAATAATAGTCAACGCACCAGAACTATCTATTAGATATTTCTGCTCGTCATTTAAGGTGGTTCCAAAAATAGCCACAGAGTTATGAATACCTTCTTCTTCAAGTCTCCATACATTTCCGGGCGACTCTACCAATATAATAACGCCGCTTTTCAATACATGTTCTTTTGCTTTGTGAAAGTTGTACAAATGCTTTTCTTTTTTAAAGCCGCTACTATGCCTCCACTTAGGAATAAAAAAGCTCTTTTCGTTCTTTGGATCAAAGCAATCTTTACTTGGGTCGTGGTAAGACCGGCACTTTTTGCACTCTTCAAAAAGACTTCTACCTGTACATCCGACTATCGTTTCTCCATCTTCATCGTAAATGGGAACGACCGCACGATTAAACATTTGCCTACCGTATCTTTTGCAGGTTCCAACATCATAGTCATCCAAAACCTCTATCGAGTAACCGCGATCCAAGTAATACTTAGAGGGAATATCTACTTTATCTCTGTAGAAATCTCTAGTAATTTTACCCTTTTCTTTTTTGGATTGCCCCAGAGCATTGATAGTCTTGCAAAACTCATAGTTTCCGACTTTAATTTCTTCACTATTTAGATTGTTAAACTTAATTTTATATCTATCTAATAAAAAATCAATAGTCTGATCAAATGAAACAGTCTTATCCCCAACGCTAGACCATCCATACTTTATCTTAGAAAGCCCACCGCGAACCATGCTCAACAGAGATGTTCCAAAATGCTTTTCGCATTGGTGGGTTCTGCACTTATAATGAACCCTGTAGTCTGCATTATGATACAAGTTTAATGCGTTAGCGTTATCGCCGCCGTGTATAAAGCACTCAGAGAATATAATCTTTTCTCCACGCCTATGCTCTACCCCAAAGAGGTCGTATATATCATCTACGTTTTTCAGAACTAGGTCGCTAAGTTGATTGATCTTACCTTGATCTTCGTACTTAGAACGCCACGTCTTCTTCTGCACTGATTTCATCTGTATACGATCCCCCTTCTGCTATTTCTCTAGCTGTCATACCTTCGGTTAATTTAGCGTAAGCACCTTTCATATCTATATTGATATAGTCTCCAGCGTCTAAACCTTCTCCATGTCTAGCGATAATAGGAACCATCTTTCTATTTCCATGCTCTGGCCCATCATTAGCTATCTCTTCGTCACTTTTTATTTTGTAGATGCAGAAGTTAGAGCATAACCACATGATTCTGTCAGAACCACTAGCTGCATCTGTAGACTCTTTGTTAATTCCATCCCTATTTAGCTGAATAAACGCAAGAATAGGAACCTCATATCTCAGAGAGAAGTTATGAAGCGATGTCATCATAAAACCTAGAAGCTGAAACTCTTTAAGGTCTGACTTGGCTAATTCAGATGCCTCCATCAGCTTTACATAATCATAAACGATAACGCAGTCATTCGCCTTTCCTTCGTCATTCAATCCTACTGTTTTTGCGATCCATCTTCTCATTATAGAGACTTGATCTTCAAACGGCCTTCCTCCAATATTTTTATGATAGAATGGGACATTCTTCTTTTCTTTTGCAAGCTGAAACAGAGAGTTCTTTCTGTAGTCGTTATCTGCAAACTTTCCAGTTTCAATTTGATTGATGGTTGAAGAACCATTGGTTCCATAAGAAACCATAGAGCCGCCTCTGTTCTGCTGGTCTTTCTTGGTCATTTCTGTATCCATATAAAGAACAGGAACGCCTCCGCTGGCGATATTCTCACCCATATTAAGACCAATCAAACTTTTACCTACCTTGGTTCTAGCCCCGATAACATTAACAGTTCCTTTTCTCAGGCCACCACCAATAGCAAAGTCGTACTTAGGAAAGCCTGTCGCAATTCCGATTTGATCTACAGGGTTTTCTGCTCGATCAGTAAGGTAATCTTCCAAGTCTCCAAACAGCAGTTCGGGAGCATCGTCCTGATCGTTCAGCAATGAAGTAAAGTCGAAGATGGACTCTTCTGCCATCCCCAAAATATGAGATATAGATTCGTCCCCTTTAATCTCAAGATACTTTTCTTGGGTCTGGCCTAATTGGTCGTGCATCATTCTTGCAATTTGCAGCTTCCTGATCTTAGCACCAAATCTACGCACATTCTCTACAAGAACAGGGTAACGCATAATAGCCGAAAGGTGAGCGACTTCTTGTTTGTTTAAAAACCAATCGCCAAAGCCCATCTCTTTTGCAGCAGACAGAATAGAAGGAACATCAATTTTCCTACTATCATCATCCTCTAACAAGTTTTTTACACAGCTAAATATAACAGTATTAGACTCGATTGTAAAAGACTGGGAATCTACAATGTCGGCAATATCAAAATACGCCTCTGCCCCATGTCTAATAACACCTGCTAAAACAGCACGCTCTGCTGCTGCATCCGACAATATCATAAGTTACTCTCCAGCACTACAAGAACAAGTATTACATCTCCAACGCTTGCGGTCAAAAATTAGCGAGGCTGAAACCTTAAAGTCTTGCCCGCAACTTCTGCACCTCATATCAATTTTACTGTTCTTTCTAGGTGCTTTTGAAAAAATCTGTAAATTTTCTCTAACTTCAACGTCATCCTGTGTCGCTTTTGATAGTTCTTTCTGTTCTGCTCTCGTCAGATTCATGTTTTCCAGTATGTTTTCGAACTTATTTTCTCTTGTGTTCGAACCTTGTTTTTTGTGCGTGTCTCTGTGTCTAGCTTTTTTCTTTTTCTTTTTAGGCTTTTCTTGAGATTCTAAAAGTGCGTCAATTTCTTCTTCCGAAAGTGTATCTAAAAGTTTAGCTAGTTTAATTAGCATCTCTTTATTGCTCATTATTTCATTCCTTTCGCTCTTTGTAAGTTAACAAATAAATCTGACATGTTTTTGATAGAGGTTCCAAGATATGTCAATCTAAGCTCCCTTTGCTTCGCATAGTCTCTTAGCTTTAACATTTTTTTAGCATAATCATCTTGGTTGACAGCTTGATAAAACTGACTATCCCACGATCCTCTAAATTGAGATTCTTGACCAGCAAGCATTTTTTTAAGATTAGAGTCAGCCCACTTTACTCTTGCTGTTTCTCTATTAAAGGCTCTTTGGATATAAAAGCTAAAACCTCCAAGCATTAGTGCTGCTTCTCCGCACTGTTGAGGTGTCATTGCTTCCATTTCCCTTCTGGAAAGATTTAAAAGTAGCTTAGTGTCTTCCCAGCTTTTTTCTTGAAAAACACTAAGACCTACAGAGATTTCGTATTCATCTAAAGCAGAGTCAAGATGTTGCATCCGCTGAAGTGCTAAGTTTTTTTCTATCTGTTCTTGATTCTCTGAATCCATGCTTCATCCCCTTCGTTGTATGGTAGTTCTACAATAGAAATATTATTTATCGCACACCATTCTCTTTTGTCGTTGTCGAGCTTTCTTTGATATAAAAAGTCCCGTGGTGTTGAATGAAATAGACTATTAAATTTGTAATGTTGCTGTCCGTTTACTTCTACAACCAGCTTTATTTTATTTATGTAGAAATCAAAGAACTGTCTGCTTGTAGGTCGCACATTAACTAAAACCTCCTCAGCAATCTGCATAGCAGGAAACATCTCATAAAGAATATCTCTGCATCGGATGTGGAGCTTTGATCTCGAACGCATTATTGCGTTAGCTCCGATCACCCCCTCCATTTTCCAGTTTACTTGATTTCCCTCTAGGTCTATAACCTTCATATTACATCCCCACTAATTCAAAAACTTGCGACCTCAAATCCTTGTATGCTTCTGGGTTTTCCTCTAGGTATATTGCGAAGTTGTTCATACCTTGAACCTTTTTGCCGCTAGGCAATTTTAACCATGTGCTTCCCTCTACTAGACCAAAGTCCTTTGCAAGCTCCGCTACTTCTCGCTCATTCCAGATTCCTCTACCATACTTAATGTAAGTAGAACATTTTTGTCCGGGTGGGCCTATTGCTGAGTTTTCAACAACCCAATGTACTTCCTGACCTATCTGAGTTTCACCCTGAAGCAAAGGGGTTCTATGGGTAGCCCACAGCTTTACGTCTTGTGCATACTTTAAGGCGTTACCAGACTTCTCCACCTTAGCCTTGCCTCTACCAAACTTATTGATATTAGCCATAAGGTGAGTAATTCCAACAAGAGTAACTCTGTTGATAGGAAGAACGTTTGCAAATCGTCTTGTAAACTTTGCTATAAACCTATTCATAGCAGCAACGTGCTGATCTTCGATGTTACTAGTCAGTTCTGCTTCTGAACAAAGTGCAGAAAAAGAATCTATAATAGCAATTGAATGAGGCTTTGTATGAATAATATTATCCAAAACGCCTAGATATTTTTCTCCAGAGAGTATGTTTCCTTTGGTTGACCCAACAATCTCAAACTTGTCTGTAGAATAGTCTAGTCCAAGAATTCCCTCAATATCTCTTTTCTTCAATCGACCTTCGATATTTGCATACCAAACTTTTCTTGCTTCATCTTTTGGAACCTGCACATCCTGTGAGTTTTTTGCAAACTGCAATGCGTGTACGGTTTTTCCTACCTTTTCTGGGCCTGTCATAATAAACAGGGAGCCTTCTGGAACGCCTCCACCTAAAGCGATATCTAGCTTTGGTGTTACCGAAATAAGAGGAGGAGGGTTTTCTAAAATCATCCTTGCGTCCAATAGGCAGTCGCCAAACGCTTTGATAATGTCTTTGTTCTCGCTCGCAGGATAATATCCAATATCGTCAACTACTGCTATAGCAGTTTCTTTTTTCTTTTTTGCCATTATAAATCCAAATCTCTAAGTTTTGACACTATAGTTTTTTTATTGTTGCTGCTTTCAAATGTTTTCTTTTCAGAAAAATCATACTCCATTTTCTTAGCAATGCTTTTTGCAAGCTCTTCCTTTTGCTTATATTCTTCAATAACCTTCTTTAAAAAAGAACTTCGAAGAGACCAAGTTTTCCACATCCTTTTGTCGTTCAATGCAGATATTATGACATGTTCGCCATATTGCTTGATCAGCTTGTTTGCCAATGTAATTTGATATTTGTAAAACTTTAGCCAGTCTTTTAACTCCCAAAACTTTAATGGAAGTTCACCAAGACCATCGGCTTTAGCTTTCTTTTCACAAATTAATTCTGTTATGTATTGCCCAGCATGAACCCACCCGTCAGGAGAATAACGGGAAGGGTATCTGCTTTTTTGCGTTCGTTTTTTTGCCATTAGTCTTCGTTAATTTTGTGAATGGTACTCAAATACTTGGGATTTTTAGCTCCTGAATGTCTAGGTGAAGCCTCACCTCTAGCGGACTCTGCACCAGTCATAATAGACACACCCTTGATTTTCTTTTCTCCAGTTTTTCTGATAAACTGAGTTGTGTTTTTTCTGTTGCTTTTTGGGGCTTCCGGTTCTACTTCAGGTTCGGGTTCAGTTTCTTCTGCATCATATGTGCTAGATTCTTTTTGCTCTGCTTTAAGCTCACGGATATACTTTTCAACTGTAGGTTTAGAGCGACCTGTTGCTTTGGAAATTTCTGTTACGCTTTTGCCAGAAACAAACATTCCCAGCATTTCAAACATTTCTTTATCGGTTACTTTACTCATATTACACTTCCCTTTCGGCATTATTAAGCCATGCACTGTTCTTACTTTTTAAAAAATTTACGTAGAAATCAAAGACTTTGGCACTGGTAGGTTCCAGTCTCCACTCTGGTCTACCTGCGTGCCTTAGTCTTCTTTGGCTCATTCCTTCAGAATACAAGCCGATAGGGTTAAACAACGAACCTGTTTTGTTTCGTCGCACCCAGTAGTTAGTTCTTTTTCCTTTTATGATTTTTACTGCGTAAGCGTCAGGATGCGAAAAAATATCTCCCTCGCAAGCCAGCAAAGGATACCCTTTAACGTCTAGCACATCATGTTTTCCCATAAAAGTATAGACTGCCACCTCTCGATAGCTACTATCTTCTTCTTTGTCTTTTTTAATTTTAAAGTCTGCCATTATTTAACCTTTTTTCTTTGTTTTGTTAACCAAGTCTCCGTCCTCTTTTGCTCTAGACATGCCTTGAGGTAATTCTTTCATGCCGCTATTTTGGTTTTTCTTAGTTTTAAAGTCTGCCATTTTTTCGTCAACGTGATCAGACGACATTTTCTTGGTTTGCTTGTCTGCATATTCACCAACGGTGGTGCATTCATGCAGCCCCTTGATATAATTGACTGTTACATTATCTTCATCATATCTTCTAGAAACTTTTGATTTAGAATGACATACCATACATTTTACCTTTTTTATTTCGGTATCATAATCTGCGATAGAGAATTTTTTAGAAAACATTGCATCGCATCTCTCACACCGAAAACTATATTCTGGCATTTTATCTTTTCCTTTCGGTGTTTTTTACACCCTTACATTGCTTGTTAATGAATATATTTTAAACGACCACTTTAAATTATTTAGACAGAACCCAAAAGACTCTTATCCCACCAAGCCCCAAGCACAAGTTGCGTTTTGACTCTTGGTAATGTTATGCCGAATTCCTCTATCATCTTTTTGCTTTCATCGTAGTTAAGTCGTCTATCACGGATGACCTCAACGCCGTATTGAGGTTGTGCAAAGTCAAAGTCTGGATAAACGTCGGTAGGTATGTATAATTTCTGCATCTTATCGACGCTAACATCATACATGTAGTATACCAGCCTCTTTGTTATCGTGTTGAAGGCTTCTGGATCGAAAACCATAATGTCATTGTCAACACTCTGTTTGATTCTGTCGTATAGCTCTTTATCTGTCACTCTTTTCTTTCCTTTTTTATTTTTCTTCACCTGTTAAAAAGTGCCTATCAACGCTCAAGCATTTTTGGCAGTAAACTTTAGAGGTTCTGATTTCTACGCCATCATTTGATAGCTTCAACCTGAACCCCTCTTTGTTTTTTCTATACCTTCCTTCAATCTCAACATCTGGAATAATCACGGTGACTTTATCACCGTTATTTAACATTCGGTGGCAATTGTCGCACCGTCTATGAAGAAACATACAGCCTCCATTCGCTTGGTATATTTTTAGAAGCAAGTTGCTTTGAAAAAAAGTAAACTAAATCTGGTTTTTTCGGGACTGAAAGAAGTTTCATATTTGCTTCTTTTGGAGTTCTATCTCTTTTTCTTGAGTTACATCTTGTGCAAGATATAACAACATTTTCCCACGTATGACTGTCTTTTTTAGACTTAAACCTACTCTTGGGAATGATATGGTCAATTGTAGCAGACCTGTTGTCTAGCTTTGTTCCGCAGTATTGACAACGATGATTGTCACGAATCAAAACATTCTTTTTCTTTACCCTGATTTTTCTTCTCTTTTTTACAAATCTATTTGATACAGCAACGGCAGGAACCTGAATCCAATCATCATGCCCTCCAGAGGATTTGATAAAATCGTCGCTATACCACTCTATAACTCGGACACCTTCTCCAATTATTTCTTTACCGATTATCTCCAAGCAAATTGCTCGCTTCCAGCTAATAACAGAAAGCGGTGAATAATCTTGATTTAAAACTAAACACGGTTTGTGTTCTACGCTTTTTGTGATTTTCATAAAGACTCCGGTGGGTTATTCTATATCAAATTATACTCTGGAAAAAACAAAAGCCGCACAAATATTTTTGTACGGCTTTCGTAAAATTTCGGCTCGCAATGGCAAACCCCGAGGCAATGCCCATGATCTATTTAAAAATTATGCTTGAAATTTCTACAAGTTTACGACGAACATTTTCCTGCTCATCGGTGTCGGTAATATCCGATATAGAACTAATTAGTAAAAACCAATACGCTTGCATTTTTTCTTCGCCTTCAAGGTCTTCAAGATCATCTTCATCTTCCCCTTCGACTTCTTCGTCAATTACATAATCAACAGAAGAGGGAGATTTGAATAAATTGTCTCTGATTACAGGCCAAGCTATTACAACACCACCAGCAAGCATCACAAGTTGCAGAGGCGACATTTGTTTAAAAAATTCCAAAAGCTGATCCATATCCTACTCCTAATTAGTTTTTCTTACGGTATCGCCAATAATCCATGCGACTACAATGGTAGAAACAGCAACTAGCTGTTCTGTGTCTAAGGTAACACCAAATACATCTTCAGAAACAACTGCCGCTAAACCTGCCGCTGCTACCCAGAATCTTCTTGACGTTAACAGTGACTGAATCTTATTTTTTTCATCCATTTTTTACTCTCCAATATGTTATTAAATTAAATTACTTTTGCAAGTCGTAGGTCTCGGATAGTATCCCATACAATCCGAATAGCTGAGACCTTCTCTATAGGACTCAACCTAACCTTTCTAAACAAAGAAATCATTTTGATCTTACTCTTAGTGTCTGGACGTGTAAAAATTCTTTTTGCTGTCCGTCTGCTGTAGTTATTTTGAATAAATTCAATAATCTCCATAACAATTTCTATGATAGCCAATACCGTGGCTGGATCAATTTTATATTTATCCATGCCTGCGGAGAACATATTGATCGCTAACTGCGAGCTAATACGTCTTATCTTCATGTCGTCCATCTTAATATCCCTCTACTTCTTACATTGTTAGATTTATTACCAGCGTACCCATGAAGATAATCATGCAACCAATACTTCTGGTTTGTAGTTAATTTACTTACAAATCCAGAAGGAAGTGGTGCGTGTTCACCGGCAGCACCGTTTTCCAGATGCCATGTGATAGTCATTCCTCGTATCCCGACTACGGGTCTGTAATTTTGAATATTCGGAATAGAAGTTAACCCTAACTGATTTAAAACAGAAGTAGAAACGTCCACAGGAGGAAGTTCGGCTTGCTTACACTTAGGATTATGCTTACAGTCTCCACCGGCCTGTATACATGGACAGTCTGTAACGTGACCGTCCCCATGAACAATGTAGCCTTTTCCTTTACACGGACAATCCTCGACCTCTGGATTGGGTTCGGGTTTTTCATCTTCTCTATTATACTTTGCTATTGACGATAATGCTTTATTTTTATACTCATCGAACAGATTTTCTTGATTTTTTTTGTATAATTTCCAAGAAAACCCATAAAATAACCTTGCCAGCTTCTTTTTTTCTTCAGAAGTCATTGGTTCTTCTTCAGTCTGCTTTCCAACAACTTTCTCAATCAGCTTTGCAGCAGACGGAGCAAACAGTGGGTATTTACCCAGCAGTTCTGAACCAAATACATCTTTGCCAACGTAATCTAAAAGATATTGTAGCTGAAGGTTGGATTCTACCTTACTATCTTTGAGTTTCTCAGATAGAGCGTTAAACATACCGGCAACCTTAGAAGAATCTTCTTCGTTGTCGATTGGAGCAAGCTCCTCAACCATCTTTACTATATCTTCTTGGGGTTTTTCTAGCTTTGGAGCTTCTGGCGTAACGCCTTCTGCATTATAAAATAAAGCCACAAATAAAAGAAAAGCTGCCGCAACCATTCTTAGTCTATTGTTTTCCATTAAATCCACCCTCCTAAACCATAATCTGGTAACTGTCTAGCCTCAAAACCGTCTACGTCTGAGAAAACAAAAGAACCGTTAGAGTTTAATATTGTTCTAGCGTCTTTTTCACGAACCCAGAAACTACCTTCGGGTTGTCCATGTCGTCTTGGCCCAGATAGATATTTACCCCAACTATTTTGTATGAGGAAGAGCATTTCGTCGTATACCTCTCTTGTATCGTCACATGCGATCCAAGCCATAGCATGGTTCCAACCTTTGTGTCTTTTGCAAATTCCATACCTGTCTCTTACAGACGTGAAACCTACTCCGCTACAGCAGGCAAGTGCATAGCCGTTAGCGAGTGCGTCTCTAGCTTCTTCTACTGTTGTTACCATAGACACAGTTTTAACTTGGTGCTTTTTGGCTTCCTTAGAAAATATATCTTTAGGAATTTTTTTACTAGCACCTAATGAGGAGTTGTATTTAGAAAGGTCTACAGCACCGTAGTCTTTTCTGATTAACAACCCACCTGTTTGTGAAACGTATTTTGCCGCACCAGAACATGTCATTCCTTGACCTCTGTGACTCCTAGACTGGTAGATTGCTTCGACTGCCCCTCTAGCTTCAAATGACTCGGCTTCGCCTTTAACGTCAATTTCAACCGCCCTAGTCACATCAATAGCGTTTCTAGTAGCATGAGCAACACAATCACCAGTTGTTTGTGCTTCTGATGGGCCAAATTCTGGATCAAACTTTAGCAGAGACTTAAAAGGCAGACTTAGCTTGCCTTCACCAGACTCTTTTAATGAGTAAGCAGAAACGCCAAATAGCGGATGCTTCAGCTTTCCCATTAGCTTCGCAACCTCTTGTGGGTCGCAAAACGCACCTTGAAGTCCGTCTGAGTATGCTTTTAGCAATTCTTCTGGACTAGAATAATCTTCCATATCTTTCTCCCTTTTTACAGGTTAGCATAATGTATGTTCAGAAACAGACTGAACGCAGCTATAATTACGCTAACCCAGATTATCAACTCTAAATACTTTAAGAGTCTCATTACAATTTAATATCTCCAAAGTCCATCCCAGCTATATCGTTTTTACTAGCACCGATTTTATAAGCTGAAATTTCTGTTTCTTGAGGTGCAACCTGAACACTCTCGGATTTCATCCAAGGCTCAGTCCAGCCCCTCAACGGATTTTTGCCTACGTTCTCGTAAGGCAGGCCGATAGCTTTTCTACGAGACATGCACAACCAGTCAATGTATTGGTGTAAAACTTGCTCGTTGAGTCCAATAATAGAGCCATCTTTAAATAGGTAACTAGCCCATTCTTTTTCTTCCCTCGCAGCACTTTCAAACATCTGTATGGCAGACTCTTCACATTGCTTTGCTGTAGTTATAAAACCTTCACTTTCTTCTTTGTGAAGTATTTTTAGTATCTCTTGCGTATTTGCAAGATGCAATGCTTCGTCACGCTTGATCAGCTTGATTATATCTGCGTTTCCAATCATCTTTTTATTTTCCGCAAACGCAAAGCTACATATAAAACTAACGTAAAACCTTACGGCTTCAAGTATGTTAATGCTGACTACTGTCATGTAGATTTGCTTTTTAATATCTGAGGTCTTGTTTGAATCGCAAGCCATGCCCATCAAATTATTATAGTCAGCAATAGCACTTTTTGCTCGCTTCATGATCTCTTTATCTTCGTAAATTCCATCAAACACCTCGTTACTATCAGAATAAACATTCTGAATGATGTAAGAGTAAGACTGGCTGTGGATTTTTTCAAAGAACTGCCATGTCATTAAACACGCCTCAAGCTCAGAATTGGTTACGAATTCCAAAAGCGTAGGCACACCTCTGCAAATAACGCTATCTAGCATTGTTTGATATTTTAGATTGCTCGTAAAAATAAACTTTTCATTGTCGTTTAATGTTGCAAAATCTGCTCTATCTTTTTTAAGCTCAATTTCTTCTGGCCTCCAAAACTTTTCCATTTGTTTTGAATCCAACTGTTTAAAGATAGGGTATTTTAATTTATCGTAACGCTGAACCCCTAAGTCCTTACCTAAAAAAAGAGGTTGGGACAAGGGGTCTACGTTTTTTGTATTAAAGATAGTTTTCATACAGGTGCTCCATATTTTCTTTTAAAATTTTATTTGTACAGTTTTTGCAAAGTCCGGCCTCTGACTGATTTGAATCTAGATCATCTTGCAGAATATCCCAGTCCGAAAGGTAAACGCCTCCAGACTTTATCGAATTACACCATGTGTCGCCATAACCCCAAATATGAATTTTTTTACTAGGTTTGGTTTTATGTATTAAAAATTTAGGCTTTATTTTTAAATCTTTAATAAGTTTTAGTTGTGCCTTGTTGCTGACCTTAATAAAATCATGTTTATCAGTTTTCATTTTTCTTCCTACATTCAGGGCATTTAATTGACCTTGAACTCTCATACTCATCTGTTATCTTGCCGCAATCAGGACAATGCCACCAAGCTACCATCCTATTCGTCCTCCGTTCTTTTTATCGCTTTATAGTCCCAGACATTAGATTTTAGTATTCGTTGTAATCACGATCATAATCATTATAATATTCATCATCTTCCTGTTCTTCCTCTTCTTCTTCTTCTTCTTCTTCTGTAGATTTGACAGTAATTTTTACTAATTCCATGTCTTTAATGATAAGCAAGCTAGACGAATTTTCATAATCTGGTACAATCACATCTAAATCGTAGCGGTCTCCTATCGTTAATTTTTCAAATGAGACCTGATTACCAAGTATATCGTAAACAACAACGCTGCTTTGCGAAACATGGCTATCAAGTTTCTTGTGCGATAAAACACATATATTTTCACAAAGTGTGCGTGCGAATTCTAGCGTGTAAAAATATTCACCATCCTCTGATAAATAATCCACGCTTACTTCGACTTTCTGGTTCTGAATACAATCATCGTCATACAACTCTAGGGAGGTCGGAAATTGAAACAATCCATCAAAATCAATACAACAATGCACATTCACGCTAAGAATTTTAGGATCAGTAAAGGTTTTCGTTGCTACGCTCGGCAACACGGCATTTACGGCAGATATTGGAGCCATCGCCGCAGCCCACAAAGACCCCATCCACTTGCCAAAATCTCTTCTGCTTAAATTATTCATATCGCACACGCTCCTGACTCGCACCCCATGTCTTGCTGTTCTTCTTCTGTGTCGCCATCTCCGTCTGGAGTATTTGCATAATAGAAATTCTTTAAGCCATATTTATATCCGTAAATTTGATCTCGAATTAACACGCTGAGAGGAATATTACCTTCAGTTTCGCCTTCTGCAATATAGTGCTCGTAGTTATAATAAAGGTTGGTTGACATACTCATGTCTGTAAACTTTTGTATTACAGCGGCTGTGTCCATCAGCACCTTATTGTCGGTAATATCCCAAGCCATAGTGTAATACTTCTTTCTAGTCTTGTAGTTAGGGACTATAACTTTTAACATTCCGTTTTTAGCTTTTTTGTACGTTAAGTGGCTTCTAATCGGTTCTATTCCGTTAGTTGTATTTTGAACCACGCTTGACGATTCGCAAGGCATCATCGCAGAAACGGTGGAGTGCCTCATTCCTACTTCACTAATTCTTTTTCGTAAACCTTCCCAGTCCATATTATACTCTGGTTTTACCAACTCATCTACGGTTTTCTTGTACCAGTCGATGGGAAGTAGCCCGTCAGCATATTTGGTTTCAGAAAATTTAGGGCAAGCACCTTTCTCTTCTGCTAGATCGCAAGACGTACTAATTAGGTAGTATTGGATTTGTTCCATTGTTTCGTGGACTAGCTCTAGTGCTTCAGGGTCGCCGTAGGCCAGCTTGTGTTTTGCTAAAAAGGCCGCTAGATTTGTTATTCCCACACCTAGCGACCTTCTGTTTTTTGTAAAACTTTCTCCGGCAACTACGGGGTAATCTTGATAGTCGATGATAGAGTCCAACGACCTTACTGCAATATCACAAGCCTTTTCAATTTCTCTTTCGCTTGAACACTCTAAAAGATTAATTGCAGACAAAATACAAATGCCAATTTCAGCATCATCGTCGTCAATTGATGAGATCGGCTTTGTGGGATGGATAATTTCTTGACAAAGGTTGCTCATTTTAACAGGCACGTTCCAAGACCCATGCTCGTTAGCAGTATCAATATTCATAGAATAAATTCTGCCAGTTTCCAGCCTTTCTTTTGCAAAAGAAGAAGCGAGTTTGCTTGCCGGAATTTTTTTCTTAAACTTTATAGACCTAGAAGATTCGTACTTTAAGTATAGCTTTTCAAACTTTTCGTTATCTCCAAATGCTTCATACAAACCTTCTGCTTCGTGCGGACTAAACAGAGTAATTTCTTCGTTGTTCATTAATCTTTCGTAGAACAGCTTGCAGAACTGGATACTGTAGTCTAGCTTACGAACACGATTGTCGTCTGTTCCTGCGTTGTTTTTAAGAACGATAATATCTTCAATCTCGTAATGCCAAAAAGGAATATGAACCGTGGCACTTCCACCGCGAATTCCGTTTTGGGTTGTTGATTTTACAGCAGTTTCAAAACACTTTAGGTATGGAATCAAGCCTGTATGGATGACTTCTCCACCTCTAATCGGGGAGTTCATTGGGCGTATTCTTCCAACATTAAGACCGATACCTGCCCTGTTTGCCGTATATTTTCCTACGGCATGAACTGATGAGAAGATAGCGTCTAGGTCGTCTTCAACATCAACCAAAACGCAGCTTGCAAATTGCCGCTTGACTGTTCTAACACCACACATCACAGGGGTTGCTAGATTTATTTTGAATGTAGAGAAAGCGTCATATGCCGCTTTTACTTCTGCCTCTGTGTTAAAAAGACACATGGCGATGCACATGTACGCCTGCTGAGGTGTTTCATATATCTTGTCTGTGTTTCTGTTTTTAACAAGATACTTATCTATCATCTGTTGCAGTCCAGAAAACGTAAAAAGACTGTCTCTTTCGTAATTTATGTAGTTTCCCAAACTTCTGACTTGATCTTGAGTCCAACCCCCTTCTCGGTCAGGGTTTAGTATTCCGTCATACACTCCATTGTCTACATTGTTCTGTAGAAACGTAACGAAGTCTGGTGGTGTATCATGAGAACCCCAAACATCTTTCCTTAACTGCATGTTCGCAAGATTGGCAGCAACATACTGATAGTTTGGGGAGGATAGATCAATCAGGTCACTTGCGGACTTGATTAGTATGTTGTGAATTTCAACCGTGGATATTCCGTCATAAATTGACAGGTTTGCGTTCATTTCTATGTCGCTAAATGAAACGTCTTTAATTCCTTTCGTAGCCCACTCTACTACTTGATGAATCTTTTCTACTGAAAAATCTTCTTTAGAACCGTCTCTTTTCTCTACTTGCATTGTAATCCTTTATAAAAAAGACCCACCCCGAAATTAGGATGGGTCGTGATTTTAGAAGCGACACTGTTGAGTTCTTATAAGCTAGAATTGGTAAGTTTTACGTTGTTATTTTGTTAAGTGAAAATAAAAATCAACCATTAATTTTAAATTAAATATCTAGTAGTTATAAGATGTAATGAATAGCTGGGTGTGTGTCGCTTTAACGGTGAATATCTAATATTAATCGCTCTTTAATTTCCAGCTACTTTATTATACACCGTTATTTTGGTTTAAAAGTGACCCTATAAAAATTATTTATTTTTTGTACTTTGCTTTGTTTTTCGCCACGCAAGAACACGCAGTACCGTATGTTCTAATCTGATCTTTTCTGTCATTTCTTATTGTTACGTTATGCTTCAGTGTTTTATGGTTGAATGTTGACCCTAACTCGGTTAAGTAATACCCTCTACCGTAGCAAGTTTTACATTTTGTGTTTGCCCATAAACTTAAATCGTCAATATCCAGTTGTGCCATAATTTTCCCTGTAAAATAAAAAAACGGAGCAAATCCTCGTTAAAGAATTATACTCCGTTTCATTCACTTTGGAAGCAAAATAAATTATTTTTTGTTTGACGAGTTGCTCGAAGCCATGCTGCTTAGAACTGAAGTCATTATATCTATTTTAGAGTTTAGATTTGCTTCAAGCCTATCTATTTTTGTCTCTATTTTGTTATCAAAATTGTCTATTTTTCTTTCCATTAAGTCGAGCCTTCTGGTAATTTCGGCGTTAACCTTTTCTTCCAGAAGAACAAGTTTTTTTCCGTGAGTGGTTGCGGTCTTTAATAACCAAACTATCATCGGAAGAAACAGTAAAGCAGCAACCTCAAGAACTACTTTGATAGTTGTGAACATATCTTCCATGTCAAACTCCCCACGCTAAAACCAATTAACCCCAGTTAGTCTTCTCTTTGTACTCGTCTTGTACAGGCTCAGGAGAACCATCACGATAAACAAGTTCACCCGGAACTAATTGAGTTGGGTTTGCAGCGTTGTCAGTTCCACTTGTTGCTACAGCAGCAGAAACATCACCAGTAAGTGAAATGTCCCAAGCACCACTGTTGGATACTGTAACGGCAGGATCGAATACGCCAGAGTATTCATTCCATCCACCAGTGCGAACCGCAGTCTTGTAGAAGTATGTTGAAACTCTTTGTACTTGATGAATAGATGATCCAGCGTTTGCTGAGTTAGAAGCACCACCCAATAGGTAATTGTTTGAAACTCCTGCTAGATCGTTTGTTACTCTCACAATAACTTGATCACCTGCGTTAAAAGCACCTGCTGCTAAAGGTGAGTCGATGTAAGGTGAGCCTGAAGGAACTGTGATGTTCGTGCTTCTGCCCAAGTTTACTGCGTCAGCAACAAACCTGTCTGTATCACTGACGTTTCCACCAGCACGAATTGTTCCAAGGTCGTTGTCTACTCCGCTAGGTAGACCGTTGATGTTTGGTGCGTCTGCACCTGCTGAAATATTCCAAGCAGTCATAATAAAATCTCCGACTTGCTATTTAAATAATCCCTGTAATTCCTCTATAAAAATCCTGTCCTAATACTTTTATTTACACCAAAAGGTTTAGATTGTATATTCTAGCACCAAATATCCCAGAATCCATGACCGTTTTTACCTGCTCTTTTCTCCACATTTGCCCGTTAAATATAGAAAAAACATAGGATTCTTGCTCTAGCATCGCACAATTTATTAAATTATCAAAAAAATCTTCGTGATGATAGCCGAGAGATGGGAAAAACAGGTTTACTCCAATATTGTCGTATATCTTGGCTGTAACCGTAATTGCATCAGAGTTATTGTAGTCTAGAAATAGTCTAAAAGAAGCATCGTAATCTTCGCAAATATTTAATATCGCCTCGATCTCTTCGACTAGCAAGCTAAACTTATTTTTTAAAAAGTAGTGGTTTGGAACATAGTCGATGGCGTTAGCACCCGACTTCAGGCTGTTAAGAACCATAGCATATTTTACTTTTGAGGACGAGTGTCCCATAGGGTAGTCTATAGGAGCAGACATTACCATATCCTTTGGCATGTACTCTCTTGTCTCTTTTATCATATGTATGGGGAGATTAAGCCCTTTAATACCATAGTCTATAGCAGAGAATACACTTTTTAGCTCATCAGAATAGTTTTCAATCGGCCTGTTATAGTTACAATATTCAAGATACATAATTTTTAATTGTTTCTATGTTTGCAAAATCACCCTTGGTTCCAAAAATCCCTTGTGCCAAATTATATTTTACCGCATCTTCCGCAGAAATCCACCAGTCTTCTTTTTCGTTGAACTGTTTTTTAATGTAGTTCTCTATTTGCTTCTCAGACTTGCCTTTAAATATTGAAGCACCACTCATAGCAGAGATATAGTAAGATAGCATTATGTTGTTTGTCTCATCCTCCCAAGCGATCCAAGACTTTGCTTGTCGGAATATATTCTGACACACATCTGTCTGACCTTCGTGTAGCATCCACCAACAGGAAGGCATTGTGACTACTAAATCTGCCGCCAAAGGAACGATGCTGCCCATAGAAAGTGCAGCACCGTGAGTGATGACCACGACTGGAGATGTGCAGGTAGCTATAGCATCAGCCATCATCATTCCAGCAGTCCAGTCTCCTCCGATAGAATTCTGATGTACCACAATAGGTTTCAGACTATCCATTCTTTGTAAAAGTGTCATGTTTTTTACAAAGGTATTTGCCATTTTGAAATCAACACCAGCGTCTTCGTCTGGGTCAAAATCACCGTGTATAAAAATCTCTCTGGTGTCCAGCACTATATTAAATCTATGTGCTTCGTCTACAATATATCCTTTAGAAACTCTATTTCTATTACTTAGTCCGCTCATTTTCCACCATCCAGCTAGTTAGTTTTAGTTTTACATTGTACATAACATCTCTGTCTTGGAACATTTTTCCAACAGCTATTCTAAACCTGTACGGTGTCATAATGTCTACACTCTCAACGCCATCGCAAGATTCAATCAAATCATAAAAATCTTCTACCAACTTAAAGTTAGAATGACCGACCCAAAATTTAAACGACTTGCTCGCTAGTGAGTCTTCTGTTAAAGGAAGTATTCCAAATGGAGTCATAATTGTTTTAATTGGAGGAGAGTATTTTTGTTCTGGCTCAATGCCAAATTCTGCCAACTGCTCGTCTTCTTCAGATATAATCTGCTGTAGACTTTCAATAGTATCATTATCGTAAGCATCAACCCAAGCCTCCCAATGAATATCGTAAATAGGGTCTGAACCCTCTTGGTATTCTTCAATATCGTCTAACATGTCGCACCTCTCTATTCACATCTAAAAAAAGAACTTCTACATTATGAATACACCTTATGTTTGTACCAGCCAATACCTAATGCTCTCTCTTTCTGTAGTTAAAAACTTCGGACGCTCTGATGGCGGCTGTTTTTTTGCTTGCTTTTAGTTCTTCTGTTAAAATATTCGTTATTTCTGCTATTTCTGCTAGTAGTTTTGAGTTAAATTCCATTCTTTCACCAAAATCGTCCTCTTCTGCCCATCCAGCAAGAGATTCGTACACAAACGGTACAATATCGCCTCGTGCCATGTGAAGCATTAAAAGACCTAGTATTTTTACGCAAGAGTCACTTAAATCATCTATCTCAACCATAACTCCAAAATCACCGCTTTCACCGTCAAATTCTATTAGGATCGAACCACTTTTGTTTGGAACCAAACCTTCTTCGGCTTCTAAACCCTCTAGGGCTTCCCTATTGAGTTCTTCTACAACGGCATCGGCATATGACTTTTTTTCCTGTAGAAGCTGGGCTTTTGTAATTATCCTGTAACTCCCCAGCCAATCTTTGAGTTTTTTATAGGTTTGTATCATAATGAGTCCTATTTACTTTAATAAAGTTTGCACATTTGGACATATCTGCAAGATATTTAGCACCGATATAACTGCAAGCACTCCTGACACTTCCTTTAATATCTCTAATTACCTTGTCTGCTTTTCCTTTATATGGAATTTTCCTAACCTTTCCCTCGCTGGTAGCATAGTCATTCATACCTCCGTTATGCTTGACTTGAGCTTCTTCTGAGGACATACCATAGAAAAGTAGGCTTCTCTTTTTACCATCACTAAAGCGTTCCCACTCACCCTCACATTCATCTGTTCCTGCCAGCATACCTCCAACCATCACAAAGTCTGCACCAGCAGCATATGATTTAGCTACATCGCTAGGAGTTCTACAACCACCGTCAGCACAAATCAACCCCATTCTTCCATCACCGCTTTTGAGACCATGTGCTGCATGACTACACTCAACAATAGCAGAGAACTGAGGATAACCTACGCCTGTTTTAAGTCTAGTGGAACAGACGCTTCCCGGACCAATTCCAACTTTTACTATATCAACACCGCCGTGAATGATTAATTCCTGAACCATTTCTGGAGTGCATACATTTCCAGCCATGATAATTGGCTCTTTACCAAACTTGCTTCTAACAGACTTACAAAAAGAAACAAATCTGTCCGTGTAACCGTTGGCTATATCAATGCAGATATTAGGGGTGTAGCCTAAACTATCACTTAACTTTTCTAACTTTAATACGTCATCATGACACATGCCAATAGAAACCCAAGCGAATGGTGCTATATCAAAGTAAGAATAAAAAGATTCTAATTGTTCGTGAGTATGGTATTTATGTAGACAAGTAACCATGCTGTGTTTAAGCAATTCCTGAGCCATCTTAACGTTCCCCGTGTGCGGCATATTTGCTGCCATAAAAGGAACACCATGCCATTCTTTTTTAGAATGATAGAATTTAAATGGCCTGTAAAGTTCAACGTCCTTTCTGCTTGATGTAGTCGATCTTGCCGGAGTTAGTAACACGTCTTCAAAATCTAGTTTTACGTCCTCTGAAATTTTCATTTCTTTAATCTTCCTTCTTGATCCAAATGTTATTTTTGCAAACAGGACATTTTATTACCTGATAAATTATACTCTGGACTTTTTCTGTTCTGAACTCATTTGGAAAACATAAAAGTTCTGACTGGCAATTATTGCAGGTAATATCGTTACATTCGGCAGCAATTTTCAAGCCAACTTTTTTAATTATCAAGGTCTTCTTCCTTTACAAAAACTCCATCTACCATTTTGCCTTTTCGGTCTTTAATATCTTGCCACGCTTTTTCCATACAGGTGGCTAGACTTAAACCGTTTCGCTCTGCAATATTGATCAAAACGACGATCATATCTCCAATATCGTCAGCGATATCTCGGCCTTTACAGATATTGTCAGAAAGTTCTCCAGCCTCTTGAATGAGTTTTAGATACTGATCTTTGTCTGTTGACCCATCAATCAAGTTTCGGTCGTGATGCCAAGCCTTTATGTTATTTTCTAAATGCTCTAGGTAGTTCATTTATCCTCCAGTCTTAGTTTTTTAATTTTAATGTGGTTTTCAGAAATCCATTTACCGTATTCTTCTTCGTTCATGTACACGTAAAATTCTGTACCGTCTGCTGTTATGCTGTGCAAAATATAATCTTTTGGTTTTGGACTTGGAGGAAGTGATGATTTGATCGCAATGGATGTAATTGCGGCAATCCAAACCCCTATCAACGCACCAATGGTAATCCACGTAAGGTCAGAAATAAGACTATTCTTCATCAACCCATCCCTCAATTCTTGTGTCGTATACCCAACATTCAATGTCGCAATACTCAACTCGGTCGCGGTATTTTTCCCAACCATCTTTCTTTGCAAGAAGAATTACTAGCGGTGGACGCTCGGTTTTAAGACCGTAATAAATTGACTGACCGATTCCTTCAGCCCATTTGCTTGCCCAATCAATCTCACAGGCTTTGTCCTCAAACAGCAAGTCAACTCGCGTACCATCATCCAGTCGGTATTCTTTTTCTCCACCAATCTCTTTTTGGATTATATCCTGCCAATAAGTTTCTGTGCCATACCTTTGCGTAGCAACAACATCTTGCGTTAAGTTATTGTCGGTGTCACTTGACGGTTGCGGACGATTGATGACTAACGCAATAAGCAAGAATCCTACGGTAATCGCCGAACCCGCATAAAACGTCAGTAAATACGACTCGATAGTTTGCCTGTTCATTGTGACTCCATTTCATCTAAAATTTCAGTTTCTCTTACGAGAATTTCTAAAAAAGATTTTTCTTGCCTGCTGCCTTCACCGCAAGTTCGAAGAACTTTTGCGTACATTTTTCGTAGTATTTCTAAATATTCTTGTTGTTGGTAAATGTTCATCGTCATTAAACTCCTTTCAATATTCATCGTCATATACTCCTTCCAATATTCATCGTGATTATAATCCTTCCACGTTTTGCAAGCTACGAGTATTCCCAGTAAAGCCCATGCCAAGCAGAGTGTTCCTATACAGATCCATCCAATCATTGTTTAATCCTTTTTGCAATGGCTTCAAGAGTGTGTTTGAATGGCTGACCTTCGATACCTTCAACCAAATCCCACATCACCTGTGCAATATCTCTGATTTCTAACTGAGCATGTTCACTGTTTCGCAGTTTGATAAAGTTAGCAAAGCTACGCATGTTGAACATCACATCTGCTTGAATCTGCGAATTGTAAGTTTTGAAAAATCTTGCTGACTCTTTTGCTCGTTTACGTCCCAATACTGGCTCAAGGTCTGTGATACATTGATGGTATAAATTATTACCCTGTTCTGTGTAACGCCTTAAAGTTTCAAGCCAAGGTTCAGAATAATCCTCTCCACTGATCGCTCCAGTATGTTTTCTTTGTATACCTTCCCAATCTTCTGGTAGATAATACTTATCTTCCTTCAATTCCTTGTATCTAGCAGACTCAGCATTAAGACTACTAATACGGTGCTTAAGAAGATGGATATGGGATGCAATATCAGTGTCAACAAGAAAATGAACAACACCTTTTTCGAAAGGCGTTTCATGTCCTTCGCTCCATAGCATGTTAATGAGTTTTCCAATTCTTGCCCTTTTCTTTTCTGTTAGGTTGCGAGAGGTGCTTGTCCAAGCTGAACAAGCAATCGTCTCGTCTGACCCATAGAAACCAATTAGTTCTACTTTGTTTTTCATCTTACCCCTTTGGTCTTACGTGTAGTTCGCATTTTAGGCTTTTTGTTACGTCATCAACAGTCTTAATCATTACGTCATATTTTCCATTATCTGGGTCATAATAGGTAGTTTCGCTAAGATGCCAGCTTGTACTCCAAGGTTGATGAAAATGTATGCGGCAAATCTTTACCTCTTCGCCAGCATCATCAATATAGTACAAATCCCATTTAATATCACTGTCTTTGTAGCAACAACTGTTGAACGGGCATCCAGAGTAAGTTACAGCACTAAGAACTTGGTCTGTACCAATAGAAGCAGGGTGGTCACTTGGTGGAGTCACAACGCTTTGAGTGCATTTTTTACTATTCACCTTAAAATAAATTTGATCCGAAGGTACTTTTGGCTTGATGCAATCTTCGTCTACCTTGCAAATAACCTGTACGGTTGCGTTACTCATAAATACTTTCCTTAAAATTAAATATTCCAATTGTGTTCAGTAAACCATTTACCAAAATCACTCGACGTGCTTGTCTAGGCCGAACAAGCAATCGTCTCGTCTGACCCATAGAAACCAATCAGTTCTACTTTGTTATTCACTTGCTTGCCCCTGCACTGGGTAGACTAAGAAGCACATTTGAGTCTGATCCGTTACCCATCATGTAGACTGGTAACTTTCCATCCCAAGTCTCAATCTGACGCAATGTGAGTAACTCTGGGTTACTCTTGATTGCTAGAGCTTCACGCTCAATCGCCTCGGCTCTTGCAATACTTTGCAACTCGATTTTTGTTGCTTCAGCCTTAGCTTCGTTTTCAATTTGAAGGGCTTGAGCTTCAGAAGCTAGTCGAACCTCTTCCTTCTTTGCCTCAGCTTGAGTAATGGTGCGATTTTTTTCTTCCTCTGCTCGTAAAGCCTCTTGTTCTGCTGTAACCTTAGCTTCAATGGCATTATTGAATTCAGGACTAAATCTAAAATCCTCAATCGCCATATTGCTTAACAAAACAAGCCCGTCCAACTCAGCATCTTTACAAGAGCGTTCAATAAAAGCCTCAAGTTCTTCTTGTACTTCAAGACTTACCTCTGCACGTTTCGTGATCAATTCTTCTGCGGTATATCGAGCATTAACAGCTTTAAAAGTTTCGTTGATGGCAGGTTGGATAATCTTGTTTTCAATGTCATCTCGGTCGCCCACTTTGTTGTAAGCGTCACAAACTAGACTTGGATTGATAGTGTAAAGCAAATTAACGTCAGTGTCAACTTGCTGCAAGTCCTTACTTGCCCCATGACAACTGGCTACAGCGGTTTCTTTTTGAACGGAAATTTCGGTAATCGCAGACATTACTGGAATTCTGAAGTGCATTCCCGGTTGTAGTTCTGAACCCACAACCGCTCCCCAAGTTGTCTTAACTCCAACTCTACCTCGATTCACATTGACGGTTCCAAAAAACCAAGTCAAAAAGATCAAACCCAAAACTACTCCAACCCCCGTACCAAACTTAATAAAATTTTTCATAAAATACTTTTCCTAAAATTAAACATTCCAAACGTGTTCAGTAAACCATTTACCAAAATCACTCGACTTCAATACTACTCCGCTTTTTCCACCCATGTAATTTATCGGGCGAAATAAATCGTTTTCTTTAGCATTGTTGTAAAATCTTTCAACCATATCGCTCCACATAACGCCCCACCGAATCTGGTCGCTCTTGCTTTCCACTAATTTTTTATACTTATCAAGATCATAATCTTTGGGTTTTCTCATGTTTGTGCCACAGTTCACACTATTGTAGATAAACAAAATACTAGCACCTTCTTTGACATAGGCTTTTAGGTCGCCTTCTTTGAGAGTAAACTTTCCAGCAGTAGGAACCCA